TGATCAAAGACTTGCGAAAAAGCGATAGTTTTTGAATTTTTTTTACGGATTTATCATGCATAAGTTTTTGATTTTGTGGAGGTTATACGAGAGGTATGACAATGGCTAAAACTCCGAAACCGTATCAGTTAAAGCAAATGCCCGACAGTAGTGGATTTCGTCAGTGCACGCTTGATCTTGTATGTTATGAGCATGAAGGAGAACGTTTTATCGTGATAGAAACATATCATCAAATAGAACTGGCACCGCGAAGCGCCAGAGCCTTGGCCAAACGCTTGAATGCGATGGCCGATTGGATGGACGGTGGCAAAGGACTATTCCCATGACAAGCTTCGCACAAGATATCAAGGAGATCAAGACATGAAGGTGCTATGGTATGACAAAACAGGGGGAAAAAGGCAGAAAAAAGCGAACACGACTGCCGATTGCGGCAATTAAGGTCCGGCGCTTGGGCTTCGAATGCGAGGATCTGATGGCCGCCGATGGCCAGGCAGGTTTACGGCGGCCTTTAAGTCGGATGCTGCAAAAACATGCGTCATTGGCCGAGGCCTGGCAACGGGGGCAATTCCTGCGGAACTTGCAGGGTTTGGCCGGCGTGGTCGAGACGGTCTCGGAGGCGGCCCGCAAGCTCGGCCTGCCATCCGGCGAGGCGCTGCGAGAGATGCTGGATACGGATCGTGAGGTGGCGGATCTGTGGAATCAGACCCGGCTCAATACGCGGATCGAGGTACGCAAAAGCGTCCTGGAACAGGCCCGCGCCGGTAATCAATGGGCGATTCGAGCGGTCGAGCTGTATCTGCGTGAGGATTCGCGGCCGGCGACGGCGGGGCTCGATACGCGACATCTGATGCAGAAGGAGATCGCCGAGCTCTTCGGCGTGGATCGCATGACGGTCAAGCTCTGGAACGATAAGCACGGCTGTCCCCGCAATACCGATGGCAGCTATCATTTAGCCGACGTGATCCGCTGGTGGAAGGACTACGAGAAGCGCAAGAGCGGTGGCAAACTCCTGCCGGCCGATAAGCTGCGCGATCTCAAGGCCGAGGAGAAAGAGCTCGACCTGGCCGCCCGACGTTACGAGTTGTTGGATCGCGAGGAGGTCATCGCCGGGCTGGTGGCCCGCTGGCAGAATATCGTGGCGTCCTTCAAATACAAAGGCCGCGAATTGGCCGTGATGATCCACAGCCAGACGGTGGATCAGATCGAGATGATCCTCAGTCGATTCTTCGAGGAGTTGCAATCCGAATGGCTCAAACTGCCGGAGTTTCTGCATCTATCCGAGGCCGCCTCAGAAAAGTTAGCCGAGTGTTTGAATCTTTGTAAAGAATCAAAATAAAAACGAAAGCAAATAAGTATGGTTACTATTGAACAATATGAGCGATGGAAGGATTTCGCGCTGCGAACGGCACGGACATGCTTCAAACACCGTAGAAATCCAACCTGGCGACAAATCGAAGCGAATGTTCAAGGCTTTTTTGACGGGCGTGAATTTTATGATTTAGAGGAATTGAAATCTTTCGTCGATTGGGACAATTGCGAACCCTATCCTCCGGATTCCCTTCGATATCACAAGTCATATCGATGCCCATGCCGGCATTGCAGTAGAGGCGAGAACAAGGCCGATTGTCCGTATAATTGTGAAGATGGAAAAATCTTTGACTATGCAGAGGAGACATGCGTAAGTGATATTTGTGCAGAATCAGCCGAATCTTGGAATCCTTATTATTGGTCATGCAAGGATTCGGAATATGAACGGCGAGATGAACAATTTTGCGGCCCTGTGCGATGTTGTATACGGGCTGGGATGGATATGGCCGTTCACCCCTCGATGGGAGTCGTAGGTTTTACAGCCGGCGATTTGCGACGAATGTACCCTGAAGGCGTTCCGGACTGGATCACAGGCGGCAAGGATCATAGATGGTCCTATTGGCTTAAAGATCAAATCAATGGGAGATTTGAAGAGATGAAAGATGAAACTCGACTGCTTTTATAAATAATAGTCTGTTGGCGGCGGGGTTTTCCACCGCCCCAAGGGGAAAGATATAGCGGTCTTTCCTGGCCCCGCCGCTCTGAATGAAAACAGTCAGCAGAAAGGAAATAGATTAGAAATGATGAGAAAAGCGTTCAAATTTCGATGTTATCCAAACAAACAAACACAGCAGCGGCTATGGGATGTGATGCAACGGGGGGTGACGCCGGTTTGGAACGCCTGCGTGGCAGAACGGCAGGCCGTACGCACCGAATATGCGCACTTGTGCGATGAGGCGATCTGTGATCGGGTTTATGATTTAAAGCGAGATCTAAGCCCGAAAGAGGAAAAAGCCATCCGCAAAAAGATGGCCAACCAAGTGAGCTGGCCTTCGGCCTATAGTCAATACAAGCATATCCGCAAACGCGATCATCCGGAATATGCGGACTTTTACGCCAAGATGCTCGAATGTACTGTGGCGGAGGTGGATGGGGCCGAAAAATCCTATCGAGCCTTGTGGATTTTGGGTGACACGAAGGCCCGCCCGCCGTCCGAGCAGCGGGTGCATCGCGTGATTACGTATCGATTGAGCGGGTTTAAACTAAACGGATCGTATTTATGGCTCTCGCGAATCGGCACGATGAAGATCCGGCTTCATCGCCCTGTAGAAGGCATCATTAAGACGGTGACGATTCGCGAGAAAAACTGGAAATGGTATGTGTCTTTTTCATCTGAAGCGGAGCATTTTTCCGGGCCGTGTAGGTCCGTGTCGGAAGATAATCCCGTGATTGGGCGTTATTTACGGCAGAAGCACCCGATAACCGGTGGGGCCACCCGCGAAAAGACCGGTGCTTACAACGTACTTCCTCGATCCCAGCCGTCGGGTGGGGCCACCCGCGAAAAGACCGGTGCTTACAACTACAACGATCATAGCCTGGAACTCTCGTTCCGTCCCCATTGTTTTGTCGAGGATTCGGCCGGACGAATCTTCGATCATCCCGATTTCTACTTCGAGGGGATCGAGACGTTGCGCCGACTGAGCCGTGAATTGAGCCGGAAGATGAAATGGCACTGCGCGGATTGTGACGGCGTCTGTGAGAAGTATCGGACCGTCCGCGACACGCCCACCTGCTGGCATTGTGGCAGTGAGGTCATCCGGCCGCAACGTTCACAGAACTGGTATAAGGCCCGCAAACGGCTCGGGGCTCACCAGGAACATATAGCGCGACAACGGCGATATTGGCTCTGGCATGTGGCCAATTTTTATGCGGGGCATTATCGGCAGATCATCGTCTATGAGAAGATGTGGAAATATAAAATCAAATATGCGAGGACGGGTGACGAGGCGATCCGTTTGTGTGATGGCGCCGCGGCATTGTTTGTCGCGATGTTGAAAACGAAATGTCAAGATTTTGGAACCGAGTTGATCTTAAGAAAGGACGTAAAATGGCAACACCAAGAAAAAGACCTGATCGAAAGAGCGGAGCTGGAAGGGCTCCACAAACTGATGCGGCGGCTTCAGCGAATACTGAACGACCCAAGACCCGTGCACTTGCCGTTCTTGAAAAGGGCATCAAAACAACGGCCGACCTTAAAACGTTATGCCTGAAAGTGGTGCACGATGTGCTCGCCCACGATGAGTCCGTGCGGGTTGGTAATCATGTTTTGGCCGCCGTGCGCGGAATCGTGAGTATCAAACGCATGGAAGCTCACAACGCCGCCCGACAGCGGAAAGAAGAGGATTTAGGAGCATTGCCGATTTAATACGTATGCGGTCTGTGTAAGACCCTGTCGCTTCAGGCGGCAAGACTACACCTCGTCGGCAATGCTTTTTTTGAGAAAACCATCTTTATCAGGTGTAAGAGACCCGAAAATGAGGTGTAGATACAACGAGTTCGTCCCAGTCGTCGAGCTCCAGCTGGTGTAAGAGACCCGAAAATGAGGTGTAGATACAACGATCAATGGCTGGCGGGCGTCTGGTGTAAGAGACCCGAAAATGAGGTGTAGATACAACCGCCACTGTCTGTCTACCGGGGAATAGAACGGTGTAAGAGACCCGAAAATGAGGTGTAGATACAACTGTTGAGGTGTAAGAGACCCGAAAATGAGGTGTAGATACAACAGATACCACCTACGAGATTTTCTTCGCGTGGGTGTAAGAGACCCGAAAATGAGGTGTAGATACAACGCCGTCGATGGGAATGGCTCTCAAAATGAGGTGTAGATACAACGTATTCTGGCCCGACGTTCCCGCTCTATGGGGTGTAAGAGACCCGAAAATGAGGTGTAGATATAACATGATCGCCCTGAATCGATCCATCTTAGCGATTACCGAGGCCGAGCGGGACATCTTACGGCCCAAGCAGCGGCCGCCGTTGGTCGATTGGATGGAGAGCAATTATTTTCTCTCCGGCGGCACCAGTGCCGTCGAGGGTCCGTGGAGCCGGGAGTATACGCCGTATTTCGTGCCGGTGGCCGAGTGGCTCTCGGATACGACCACGCGGGAGATCTGGGTCTATGCCTGCTCGCAATCGGGCAAGACGACGGTCGGGACGGGCTTTGTGGGCTACGTGGTGGAGACCTCGCCCGGTCCGATGCTACTGATTATGCCGAGTAAAGACGATGTGAAGAACCGGGTCGAGGCCCGGATTCGCCCGATGTTTGCGGCTAATGACGATCTCTTGCGGCACGTGGCGGGACGGGTACGGAATATCTATATCGGAAAGCAGACTGTCATGGACCATATGATCCTCTATATCGGCTGGCCCACGACGCCGCAGGCCTTGGCGGATAAGCCGGTCTGTTATATTATCGCCGATGAGACAGGCAAGTACCCGGCGACGGTGGGCGAGGAGGCGGACCCGATCAGCTTGATGCGCAAACGGCAGAGGTGGTTCAAGGGCCGCAGCAAACTCTTGGCCATGACGACGCCGGTGACGATGGACGATCTTTCCGATGGTCAATGGCAGCGCGGGGATTGTTGTCAATGGTGGGTCCCTTGCTCGCATTGTCAGCTCTGGCACGCCATCGACTGGGAGCAGGTGAAGATCGATCGCAAGGCAGACAAGCAATGGTACGCCGAGGAAAGCTACAAGCGCGGACGCTATTGCCGCTACGTTTGTCCGCGCTGTGGGACCGCCTGGACGGAAGAGGAGCGTTGGCAGGCGGTCTGTCAAGGTCGGTTCGTGCCGGCGCATAATAGTTTAGATGTCAACGGCCAACTGGAAAAGGAGGTGACCCCGACCAGTTATCGCAGTTGTCGAATCCATGCCTTGATGTTGCATCCGATGATCGAGACGGTCGCTAGTTTGGTCGTGGAGTTTGTCCATGCCATCAAGGCGCGGGATGCGGGCAATATTCAACCCTACAAGGATTTTTGGAACTCGCAGCTCGCGAGGCCCTGGCGGGAAGAACAGGCGGTGACGGAGATCGACGTGTTGAAGCGACACATTGGGTCCGTGCCGAAGGCCAAGGTGCCGCCGGGCGTGCAGATGCTCACCGCCGGCGTGGATGTGCAGCTCGATCACGTCTTTTTGCGGATCTTGGGCTGGGGCTATTTAGGCGAGTGGTGGAGCATTTTCGAGCAGCGGATCGAGACGGGGCCGACCGAGCGGGTCGAGAATCTGGAAAAGGTGCTGCCTTATCTCACGATGCGCTTTGAATTATTGGAAGATGATCGAACCGTGATGCGGATCGCGCTGGCCGGCATTGACCGGCAGTACAACGCCGAGGCGGTCGATGCCTTTTGCATTCGATGTATCGGGGCGGCGCCAATTCTGCCGATGGCGGGCGATGACAAGCTGACCAAACAGATGTGGGCGGTGGGCAAGACGGCGGGGGGGCGGCTGAAGCTCTACCGGCTCAATGTCACCGCTTATAAAGATGCGCTCTATCGTGGATATTTCGAGGCCACGGTTCCCGGCGCCGGTTATGGTCATCTGCATAAGGACACTGAGTATGTGGTCCTGGAGCATGTGACCAGCGAGGAGAATCACTATTGGGACTGTGATGTCTATGCTCGGGCGGCGGCGGAGATCGCCGGTTTGTGGACGCTGCCCGATCCCGGCGCGACCGCAAAAGAGATCATCACGCCGATCGGTCGGCCCGTCGGTCGTCGGTCCATACGCACACGATATTAAGGAGACTCATAATGGCTAAGAAAAAGAAAAAACAACGCTATGCCTTCCCGACGGTGAGCCGCTGTCCGCGCTGCGGCTCGACACAGACCCATTGCCGATCAACACAGGGCAAGGTACAATACCGCATCTGTAATCATCCGATTTGCAGAAAGACATTTACGATCATTGGCAGACGGATTGAAAAGACTTCTCAACAAAAGGACCCAAGTCATGAATAATCAAAAACATGAAAGAGAACCAATGTGTAAAGAACCAAAATGCGGGGTTAATTATAACGTTCCAGTGCAAAAAAATGATAACAAACAAAATGAACCCTTGAGTACGATGCAGTTGGAACTTCAGCGGATCAAGCTGATGTTGGCGGCCGAGCCGGTTCTTTTGACGAAGCTGATTGAGGCTTTGGAGGCGCAGCATTTTTTCATTACGGTCAGTTATCAAAAACGGCGAAAAATCAATGATCAATCTGATTTGCAGCATTTCTATGTCATCAAGGGCTATCCACCAAATGATGTGCCGCACACATTAGATCATCTATTGAATAGCTGGCTGGCCCAAAATCAGCCGACGGCGGAGTTGAAAAAGGAAAAACAAGGTCATTGGCATTAAAAACTTTACATTATTGTAAACAATCTTGTTTGGAGTCCTCGAAATGAGCTTGTAGCATTTGAATCTATCAGCTTGAATAAAGGCGTATACATTTAGATATTTTTTGAAAGCTGCTGGCGGCAGGCGACTGCCAGCAGCTTTTTTGTTTGCCTGCCGCCAGCGAAATCTTATGGCGCTGACAAGCAGTTCAGATCTTCGAGATGCCCTCAATCAATACAATGACAATCTCTCGTGGGAAGGTGATGCGACCAAGGCGGCCGCGGCCCTTGAGGCGGTTCGATATATTCTCGTTAATCGGCCCAAGGTCATCGCAACAAATATTGAGACGATCAATTTTGAATTGCTCGCGGCCGAGAAACAACGCCTTGAGAGGTTTGTCGATGCGACAAATACGGGCTCGAATCGATGCAGCTTTACACGCGGGAGG